CCAGTTTAGTGGAACTGTATGAGTTGCGCCAGTAGTAATTACACAAGGAGCTGCTAGAGTAATACCTGAAATAGGTGCGTATAGTTTTGTTTCTGACTCCCAGCGAAGAGTCTCTTCAAAAGTACTGCCTTGGTAAATTTTATAATTAATCTTTGCTGGTTCCATTACATTACCTTACTTTCTTTGCTGCTGCAAGCGTAGCCGATATTCTAAACTTATTAACTTCTTCAGTTAGTGCAACAACTTCTGTTTGTAGCTGCTGATTTTCAATGCACAACTGTGCTAGTTGTGCATTTAATATAATCATTTCTTGTTGCAAGCGGTTTAATTCGGTTGCTAGTAAGCCGTTTTGTTCACTCATACGCTCTAGCTCTGTATGCATTAAAGTAATTACGCTAGTTTCAGCATTAGTACTTTTCCAGTCTTTTAACAATTTCTGAATTCCAACTGAGAAAGCAACAACTGCTAACGCAACTAGTGAAACGGTCTGTATGAAACTGTGGTCATTAATCTCCACCATAATCAGATCTCCTTATTAGCAGGGGTTGTATATTTACTTATAATCCAAACGGCAAGTCCGCCTTTTAGATTGGGATAAAAGCTTGTCAAGAAAAAATATTGGAATGTTCTGACATTTTGGTATATTATACCACAAGGGCGGGGTGTTGTCAATGCAAAAAAATACCCTGCCCAAACAATGGACAGGGTATAATTTTTGCGAAAGTTTAGGTTATGGAGCCATGCCGCCATCGAGTACGAAGGCTAATGATGAAACATAAGCCTGTTGCTGAGTACCGCTAGAATTTACAGTTTTTGCATATAGTCTACAACCATATTGTTCTGGATATCCTCCTGGAACTTGGGGTCCAGCGTAATATCCACTATAAGTTCCTAGACTTATTACCACATAGTCTCCGTACTGTCCTGTAGTATAGCTTTGAGCTGCTCCACCATTAGAGGGATAATATAATGAGCCAAAAATACCTGCATCAATTCTTATATTTATATAAGTATCTGATGTTATTGGCCCACTAAAATTAATTTGAGCATCTACGGTTTCTCCTGCATAGAATCTTGCTTGCAAAATAGTTACAGACGTTATTAATGGGGCACTAGCTGCTGGCGGTGTATATCCACAATAAGCAGAGTTATATTCAATAACTTGATTATAACTACCACCACTACCATTAGCGTAAGTTCCAGTCCTTGTATAGTTTCCATCGCATGCTTGACTTAACAAAGTTCCTGCAGCAGGATAAGAGATACTAGTGTCTATAATCTGGACATATACTGAAGCTTGGCCGTTATCCAGTGTAAAAGTAAAATACTCCCTGCCTTCAGTAGTAGTATCTGCAGTTACAGTGTATGTTATTACACTACCATTACTGACAGTTCCGCTTAATGGCGCACCATTAAGATCTGCTGAAGTGACATTTGCAAGTTGATAACCAAAATTACCTGGTCGATTAGTACTAAAACTAATTGTAAAGCTACTACCTTCATTAACCTCACCAAAATGACCAACAGAAGCTGTTAATGTGTATGTTGGTGTTGTATATCCGCAAGTAGGGCTGTTATGAGTACTTTCAGTATATGTACCACCACTTCCGTTAGCATATACTTTATTTAAGGTATAAGGTTCTGTACCATATGCTGCACAATATTCATTTAAGAAAGTTCCTGCAGCAGGATAACTAGTCTGACTAGTATCACTTACAGTTGTTTGTCCAACGTATCCTATAAAGTCGCCATTATAACCAGAATTGTCGTAAAAGAATATCCAAACAGTTTCTTCGCCTTCTGTGGTAGCATCATTTCTTAACTGTCTATTAAAACTGCCGGTGTTGTTGTTTATTGTTACAAAACCTTGATTAGTAAATGCTGTAAAGTCATTGGCATCAGTAGTACCATAGTTAATCCAATATATACGAGTACCATCTGCAACATTAGTAGTTGTAACAGTATAAGTAATAACTTGTCCTTCATCTCTTAAGCTTTGATCCCTATAAAATGAATAAGTTGGTGCTGGAGACGTAACAGTCCAGGTTGGGGTTTGGCGAGTATGACCAGTGTCTATAAAATAAACATAGATTGTATAGTTTCCAGGACTAAAACCTGATCCTGCATTACCAGGAGGACTTGTTGCATTACCGCTAGCGTCTAAGTAATAAACTGGACTATCATAGCTAGTGTTATTAACACTAAATCTATAGCTTCCATTTGGTGTACCTCCGGTAATACTAAAGGTAACACCGTTTGGAGAAACTACAGAAAGTGGAGTAACTGATACTGTTTCGTTATATACTGTTGTACTAGTGTCATTAAAGTTAACGTATGCTATAGCCTGGCCGTTATCCAGTCTAAAAGTAAAATACTCTGTGCCTTCAGTAGTAGCGTCTGCAGTTACAGTGTATGTTATTACACTACCGTTGCTAACGGTTCCAGTTAAACTGGCCCCATTAATATCTGCTGGACTAACCCCTCCAGTAATATTATAACCAAAACTACCTGCTTGATTGGTACTAAAACTAATTGTAAAACTAGTACCTTCATTAGCAGTACTAACAGAAGCTGTTAATACATAGGTTGCTGCTGCCACTACGGACCAAGAAGCTTGACGAGTATTTTGTGTAGAGTCGAATTTTACATATACTGTATGTGATCCAACTACTTCACCAGGCCCTGCATTAGGATTATAATAACTACCATTTGCGTCTAATGTTGCACTTCCTGAGTAACTAAGGTTATCTAAACTGTAACGAAAAACAGTATTAGGAGTGCCTCCAGTAATTGAAAGTGTCGTTGCGTTAGGGTATGTTACCATTGAAGGACTAATAGTTAATACTTCGTTTTGATATATTACGCTAGTGTCATTAATAGTTACTGTAGTTGCAGAATCTGCTAAAGGAACTATTGTGCCGCCTGGTCCATAGGTAAATAAATTCATACCTGCTGTTTCAGGCCCTTCATAAGCGCCCGCATCTGCTTTAACTACACGCGTTATTGTTGCTGTATTATTATTAATAACAACAGTACCATAACTAAGATTGTCGTTATAATCAGCAGCTGTATTAGTTCCTGTTTGTTGCCAATATATTGTTGTTCCGTTTACAACATTCTCACTTGTAATTGTCCAGATAAGAGTACCACCCTCATTTATACTTGTAACATTTGGAGCAACACTATAAGTAACTATAGGCACATCTCGTATAAAAAATCCAGTAGAACCATTAATTGACCCAGTATATCCACCTATGGGTCGTAGATATAGTTGTCCGTATTCTGGCTGTTCTGTAACACCATCGTTATTAAGTATAAACTCTATAGCAAGCTGTAAATTGCTGGATTTAAGTCCAGACGTTGGAAAGCTAAATGTTCCTTGAGTACTAGGAGTAAAATTAGTATACTGAGCACCTCCGCTAATATTAGTTTCTGGATCATAGTACCTCATACTAGAAATGTCGGCTAGGCTGATTTCACCATAAGAAGTTCCTAGATCTACCCCTTCCCAGTTCCAATGTACTGGATGAGCATAATCTAAACTAGAAGTAATTGTAATACGTAGTATTTCATTTTCATCAGTAAATTGCTTACTAACATTTAGACTATATACTTCTGGGGGCTTGGAAGTATCATTAATAAATACTGTTCCAGGATAAGTGTGTACTCTTGTATTTAATGGATAATCTAATGCTACTGTAAAGTTTTCTGTACCTTCTAATAGTAAGTCAGCTACAGGAGTCATTCTAAATACTGCTGCGCCACCACTACCTAATGCAACTCCGTTATAGCTACCGCCTGAGTACCAAGGGCTTAAGTCAAGATCTGCAAGTCCTGCTGTGTTTGCTATAATTCTTGGGTATACCACAGTACCGGCAGGAAGGTTTGTAGCAGTTATAACCCATGCGTACTCTGTGCCCTCATCTAAGTAGACAGCACCAGTAATGTTACCACTTGGATTAAACATATTAAATACTGGTATTGGAGTAGTTGAGTTGTCTATAATATCAAAATTTAAGTAAACAGAAGGGATATCCGTTAGTCTTATTCTAGCATTTTCTGTACCTTCTGTTTTTAGGTCTCTTTTTAGTATTATTGCTCCAGCATCTTGTCCGTTAAAACCATCTATTTGAGCATTTCCAACAGGTCTAGCTTCAATAATGAAGTCACCACTAGTTCCTTGAGTAAAATCGTCTGCATCTGTTGAAAGATTTAAAATACTCCAAGGAATATATGTGCCTGCCGCAACATTTTTTGTTTTTAGTTGAAATACTACTGCTTGATTATTGCCATTATTATCTTCATTAAATCCAGGCACTCCTGCTGTAGTTGTATCTGGTGTTGTTAAAAATGATAAGCTATATGATTTATCTTCTGTTAAAGAAACAGAAGCGCTAGATAGTCCATTATTTAAAGCTAAAGTTAAGGTTTCAGTACCTTCTGTTACGTAGTCTTCACTAATAGTTAAGGCAATAGTACCAATATTATTAGTTACTGTAAAAAATCCAGTTAAAGATTTTGGAAGTATTAATTGATCATTACGTTTAACATACTGAATGTCATCAATAGTAATATTAGTACCTGCAATAGTATAGCCAAACTGAGATCCATCATCAACACGTGAGGTAGTTAGTGTAAAGATTACTTGATAGGGTGCAAGATCACTATTTCCTTCAAGTACTGTTGTTTTGTTTACAGTAACAACAAAAGTAGATGGAAAAGTAGTACCTGTATACCCTCGTTCAAGAGGAACTGTATCTAGTGCCATTATATTCATCTTGTATTGTTGACCTACCCAACTACTATATGAATTAGCTCCATAATTCCACCAAGTACCAGAAGCTACCCCTGGAAGTGTATTTCCTAGTTGTAAAGCTTGGGTAGACTGACTTGTCATTTTAACAGTTCTAGTGCGTATAGTACTAACACTTCCACTGTCTGTACCACTATCTACTCTTTGTACCACTACTCTGTGCACGTCAAAAGCACCAAGAGTGCCAAATTCAGTACTCGAATATTCCTTATAATAATATTGAGCTGTTGCAGGTATTACAAAAGCAGTATTACTTGGGGGATTAGCAGTATTTATTGGAAATGATTTAATATCTGTGCCATTATCGGTAAACGGGCGCATGTTACCCGGACTAGGAGAGCTTGGTGGTGGTGGTACTAGCCAATCTTGAAAAGTAAAGTCTTTTAACTGAATATGTAATTTTCCAGAATCATACATACATTTAGCAGTACTATCAAACACTTGTAGACCGTATCCAGTGCTTAATATGTTGTTAGCTATCTCTTTATTTGAAAAGAAATATACTTTTGGGACGGCTGCTTGTAGTTGTGCGTCAGTTAGCATAAAGCGATTTGCAACCATTGCAAATATTGAAACATACTGACCATTTCCTGGATATAAGTAATTATCCATTTTAGGGTTGTTCAATAAATGTATAGGACCAGCTCCTGCAGTAGGCTGGTTTGATGCTAGACCCGCGTCTTGTGTAAAATACCATATACCAGTATCATTGCTGCGAGGAAGAGTATAAGCAAAAAAACAATCACTAATATTTGGAGCTATATACCTTAATTCGTAAATTCTCCATGAATCAGCAACGTCAAGATTGTCTAGACGACTACTTGGTTGATTAACATCATTTGCAAAAGTTCCGAAATCAAAAGCATTTCCAGTAACGTCTAGGTTTTTGTAGTTTTGCCCAAAAAAATTACTAGTACCAGTAACTGATCCTGTAAAATACCAAGGTTTAACATTAGAGTCGTCAACAACTAATTCACCGTTATTATTGTTAAATTTAAAGCCGTAGGTCATCGTGCCATTACCATTAAAATTGTTCCTCGTCTAACAGAAGTGGGAACAGTTGGGTTAATTTCGTTATATTTTATTTGCGGATAACCACTAGTACCGTTATCTATAGTTTCATGCCAGTGATCTCCAGTATACAAAGTAATTACTCTTAATTTTAGTCCTTGTAAGTTTGCTTTACCACCTGTACCATTATAAGTAATATACCTATCAGCACTGCTACCTGTAATAAATAGTGTTAAAAACTCAACAAAAACTCCAGCCTCACTATTTGAATCATAGTAGACATTACCTAAAGCATCATTAATTTGCATACCGTACATAAATACTCCTTATGGTGTAGGGGTTAAATCACCAATTATAACTCGGGGCTTACCGCTGCCACTGTTATCCCAGACTTCGATTTTATTATTATATAAGCGTATTCTATTACTAGTACCTGGACGGCCTATAAACAGTTTTTCTGCATCAACACTACCTGTTACTAATTTTTCACTTGTAATAGTATTTTCAACAATTAAGCTACCGGGGATATAAGTATTCATTAATGCCCAAGTCTTAGGGGAAACACTAGTCAATTGATAAACTTTAGCACCATTGTAGTTGTTATAACTAACAGTTGCAAGATCGCCGCGTACTGGGCTTCTGCCAATTACTGCAATTACTTCTTCATCTGTAGGCGCTCCGTCTGAATTTGCGGCACGTTGAATTATATAACTTGCCGCACCTGGTCCTCCGGTAGTACCTAGTGTGCCATTGAAAGAAATTGCTCTAATAGGATAAGTAGTGCTTGCCCAATTAAGGGGACTTGTTACAGTTGTACCAGAAACAGAAAGTGGAATAGTTATTGACCATAAAGTAGCTCCAGGAGTGCTATTTATAGGAACGGTTGTTTCCCAGCCACCGTCTACTGTAAAGTCGGGATTACCCCACGTATAAGTACCTGCAGTTGGACGAGCCGGAGGGCTAGAACCACTAGTCCATTGGTAAATAGCTGGGAAAGCAGACATTTTACCTGCAACGCCTGCCTCACCTTTTGCCCCATTATACAATATAGGCAGTGTAATAGTTTTAGTTAAATTAGTTACTAAGTTACCTGCACTAACAGTTAGTGTAACTGTTACATTAATTGCGGCTTCATTAGGAGTTACTGTAATACTTGAACCGCTACCGCTACTAGGAGTGCCACCTGTAACTACCCAGGCGTATTGAGGAGAAGTTATATTTTGTGTTACTGCTGTTAAAGTAGCGTTTAGTGGTGTAAAAACAAGAGATGCATTTTGTACAAAACTAGTGTATCCTGAAATATCAATAACTTGTGCAGTAGCAGATATTGGTGTAGCAGTTAACTGGTTAGAAACAGTATATACCTCTTCCTCAATATCACTAATAAAAGCATATTTAACATAGTAAGGTGTGCCTGGCACAAATGGAATAGGCGTACCTCCGCCATTAGGTAACCCAGTTATAGTAATAGAAAAACTTAATCCCTCAAATACTAGATTAGCATTTGAGGGAGTAAAGCCTACTCCTGAAGGTCCTGCTACTGCAGAACACCATACTTTTACTTTAATTAAATCATCTCTAACATCGTCTGTTCTAATTGTGTCGTATGGAGTATCTAGTTTTAATATTAATGAGTTTACGCCTGGAAATAAGGTTCCTGCCATATCTATTCCTTAAACAATTGTTTTAATTTTAATTAAAGCATATGAACTTGCAGCACTGTAGTTACCAGTTTTATCTAATATTCTACATTCTACCTTATAGTCAATACCACCTTCTGAAATACGAGGTATTGCTACCTTTTCTAAATCTAGAAAGCCCTGTCCTTGAGTCTGTACTTCTGGTATAATTGGTGCAGTATCCCACAAATCTGTGATAGTTGTACTTTTATATAATCTGTATGCATAGGCTTTAAAATCCTTTTGCTGGTTTACAATAGTTGGAGTTGCTACAATATAAGTTTGTTGTAAATCTATTGCAAGTGTTGGAGACGATGCAAAATTAATAGTTTTACCATTATTTGTAAACCAATACGTATCAGACCAAGGCCCAGCAATAGTTCCAGAATTGTTAGTATATCTAGCTCTAACTTTGTAAAGAAGACCTGTTGTAAGCTGATGTACAGTAATACTTGAAGAATCTTTAGTACCGTAGTACGATGGAGAAGCTGTATCAAATAATCCATTGCCAGGAATTACCTGCAGTTGCACTCTTTCAGCACTTACACTAAGATTAGCAGAATTAGTATAACTAATAATAGCAGTATTTGTAAATGTGCCGTTAGCAATTGTATCACTAAGGGCACTATCGCTGTTTACGGAAACAATAGTAGGAGCTACGTTAATAATTGAAGTAGTTAAATAATTACCAATAGTTGTAATATTTGAGTTATAAGATAAATAACCAGATAAATCTGCCGTGTATATTGACGGAGAGTAGTCTGCTAACATAAGTCTAGCACTAATATTGCTATTGGCTTCTATACTTAATACTATTAGCTCTTGTGATTCTTTGCTAACTTCTCCTAACATAAACAAGTCGTCAGGATTTACGCCGTCACCAGCTACTAGTGCTCCAGATAGTGTAATACTAGCAGAATATCCTGTTGTAGTTATAGATGCTAAAGTTTTTAATACACTGGCACCTGTATTAGTTCTAACTCTAATATTGTAAGTTTTTCCAGCTTCTAAATAAATTTCTTCAGTTAAAGCTATAACCGCGCTGCCTACTGTGCAAGTTTTAATTCTGCCACTGCCTGCTCCCCATAGTGGAACATCGTGCGTAACACGTACTAAGTCTCCGCGATTACAAACTAAGTATTCAAAATCTACATTTAGTGAAAACATTTCTGGACGCAATTTTAACTGCGCCATATGCCACTGAGCAATATGTTTTGCTTGAGCAAAATTAGTTACACCAGGTAAATTAAGTTCTTCGAATAACTCTGCATTACTCTCGGTTTTACCAAGATTATATACTCTATATTCATTTGCTTGATAGCCTTTTTCTTCATCAGCAATAGTAATACGAAATGCGTCAGGTATGCGTGGAAGTACTTTTGTAGCTTCAAAACCCCAGCTATTATGTGGAGTAAAGTGCTGTACTACTCCAGTACGGGGTTTATCAACTACTACTGTCCATTTACCGTCTATGAAGTTAGGACTCGCTTTACCAGCTGAGCATATGTCTTTTAGTACGTCCATAACACTAGTAATATTAGTTAGTACTGCATTATAGGTAAGTAGAGGTTTAGTAATGTCTCTGGTCCATTTACCGTTTGCATAAGTCATAGGCTCGCAAAACTTATACCAATCAGCTAATGCATTTAAATCTACATATTTTGCGGCATCTATAATATTGTTTGCTACTCTGTAAGCATTAGCAGGGTGCATTAGTACATAAAGGAATAATGCTGCAGGATTGTTAGTAACATCTACAGTTTTCCAATCGTTTGTTATTCTATTTAGTACATTAGACTTAGTTTGTACTAAAGCATTAACTCCCTCTAAACTACCATTTATTTTATTAGTGCTTTGGATTTTAATAAAAGTTCTGGCTAAGTGACAATTTGGTGGATTTTTTACAACACGAATAGGTACTAGTTGATTATTAGAGTTTAATGTTTGTTTATTATATCCTGTTACTGCATAGAGAATTGCTTTACTATAGTATCTATGATCTTTATCTTCTTCTTTTTCTGTTTCATCATTGTTTGTTCTAATTACTTGAATAGAGTATTTTGCTCGTGGTAATCCACGCATTTTATAAACATAGTTAAATGCATCTTTTCGTTTTGAAAAGAATCCGTCTTTACCAAATATTAATTCAGTACCCATAGAACCCGCAATATTTAATCCAGCATTTTCAGCATATGTAATAGTTAAAGCTACTGCAGCTGCACCGCCTCCAGAATTTAAACCTTTCATTCTTACTGCATGCACACTATTAGCTTCGGCATAAAACCAAGTTACTCCTACATTTGCCCAAGCATCTTTACCTTGAATAGTAATTAATTTTGCCCCATCAATGCTTACAGAGCCTTCGTCATCAGCAGCAGCTGTTATTTCGTAGTACCCTGCTTTTGTAAAAGTTACTTGAGCAGTTTTATCAAACTCAATATCGGCTGTTTGGCTTCCGCCTGTGCCTGTGTACTGCCATACTCCGTTATTTGTTAAAAATGGATGCCATCTATTATAGCCGCCGAATGGTCCAAGAACACCTGAAAATTGATTAGCATTAAATATAGGTTGTGGTGTGCCTGCAGCGACTGCACTATTTACAATTCGTCCTGCTCCTATAACAATGTCAAAATCAGTTGTGGGAATCTGACTACCGTCAGTGTCTGTAACAGGTGTACCATCTGAATTACGCTGCACTCCTCTGGTAACAGAAGTAAGCCCTAAGCCTTCTATACTAGTGGTAGCAGTACTAGCTAGATGTGAAACTGTAGAATCAGATAAATAACTTGAGCCAAGGAAACATAAAGTATGTAATTTAATATAACCATTAGGAATATTGGGTAGCCTTAGTATATTATTTCTGTCAGTACCTACAAAAGCCGCATAAGATGCTTGTGTAGCTAAAGTTTTTATGTAATTAGAGGGATCTGAATACTGCATATCAGTAGCGGCTCCGCTAAATACTGCTATACCGCCGCCTGGTGCCATAGCAATTACGTACCATTTGTAGAGGTTTTCTATATCACCACTACTGTTAGTATAAGTAGGAGCAGAACTAATTGTAGTTTTAAAACCTGTGTCACTAAGTGTTGGTGCTGCGTAGTTGCCTAAATGATAGGAAGGTAATGTTGTCCAACCTGTTTCGCCAGCACTATCTTTACGTAAACGAACTTGGATTGAACAAGTAGCATCGGTTACAGTTCCGTCACTGTTCTTAATTTTGCGCATACCTTCTGGAAAAAGAAATGCTACATCAATATCTTCAGCATACTCTTCTAACGTAACAACTGTAGGAGGATTTCCATCTACTAGATTTTTAACTAATTCAATTTGCGGAAACTTTTGCTCTACATCAGTTGGATATAATTTATCAAAAGCATCTAGCTTACCATTTGTAGTTTCCTGAGGTACACCTAACAAAGTCTCTGGGACCGGGTGATCTTGCCCCACACCAGCTTGAGTAGTGTAGAAAAGTTCATTTAAAGTTTTTGCACCTACACGAATATCATCAACTGCTAGCGGTCCGAACCCCCATACAAGGGATAAGTGTAATAAGCTAGTATCTGTTAATGTTTCTACATAAGGCACTGCTGCAAGCATTGCAGTACTACGCATTTTGCCAAGCACAACAGGAATAGCGCCAAAACGATTTGCTTGATTTGCAGCACCACTAAACGCATTTACAGGTGCAGAACTCCCTGGATCTTTTCCATTTAATGGTCGAATAGGAAAGGCGGCATTAATAAGTGCCATACCTGCCATATTAATAGCCATAGTACCGACTATTTTGCCAGTTGCAGTTACAGATACTTCAGCAGTTCCAGCTAAAGTAGCTTCAGTTGCTGTCATACCCAAAGCCTCACCAACTACTGGACCATAGTTCAAAGCCACCCATAGTACAACAATAGTAAGTATTAAGCGCTGAGTACTTTTACCTTCTGGAACTACTTTATAAACAACGTTTTGTCCTGCTTGTACACGCACAGTGCTCCACTCGGATTGCGGGATTTTAACGCCATCTAAAAATAAGATTAATTTTTTAGCAAAGTAATCGCTAATTTTATAAGTATCAATTAAATTTTGGGATACATCAGCTAATGTAGCTCCAGGTATAGCTAGCTGGGTGTAATTTACTTGTTTAAAAGGGTGAGGTTTGCCTACCAACATAGTGCTGGCTTGTGTACTATACTTATAGTAACCCTCAATACGTTTTGCCCATTTTGGGCTATTAACAGAATCTAAAACAGTATCCATACCGTCACGGGCATGAATAAACTTATCTTCTCCAACGTAGATACCTACGTGAAAAGGTTCTCCTAATATATTGAATACTATAACTGAGCCGATTTCTGGTGTTTGAACTTGTGACCAATTGTTTTTATATTGAGCCATCATTTCGAGAATACGTGTATCATATGCTCCAGCATACTCTTCAGTATAGCTTGGTAAGTCAATAGCATATTCTTGTTTATAAAATAAACGCACTAATCCCCAGCAGTCAATTCCGCTCTCATCTCTACCATTACTGATATAAGGTAATCCAATATACTTATTATAATTCATTAAAATAATCCTGGAAAGTTGGCCGGAGTAAACGTAAAACATGGAAATGGTTCGCGACTAAGGCTTACCATATTTAACTCAAATGTAATTTGATCAGCGTTGTAAGTAACATTAGTTATTTTAAAACCTGAAAAACTAGCTTCAACAGTATTGGGGCTACTAGCTAGTACTAGATCTATCTGTACACTGACTGGGCTTGTTAAATGAGTGCGTATAAGATCAATTGCTTCACGAGTAACAAAGTTTAGTATTAAACTACATTGTCCTGATCCTGCTTCTTCTTCGCCTGGCAAAGCTATTTGCATAGGCAAAAATAAATAATTCCTACTAATACCTCCATTAATAGTACTAGTAACACCATATATTACATCTGTGTCTGTTGTTAAAGACTCAATCCTGTTAGTATAACCATCAGCTAAACGCACAGGGTCTGCAGGGTCTGCAGGATTAGTAATAGTAACAAGTAAAATTAATGCTTCGGGTGTTTCTGAAGCAAACATTGCTCTAATGGCTGATTGTGATAAACTATTTATTCTGCTCATGGCATCACTTCAAATTTAAGGCTGGTAGACCAGTACCCTGGTGCCACATATTGTAAGTTAAAAAATTCACCACTACTACCAGGTATAATACGTACTTCTACGGTAGTATAAAGTCGTGGGTGCGTAAAGGTAAAACGATTAACACCAGCAATACCAGGCGTAGTAGTATTTGTAGGTTGATTTTTTATAAAATCTTCTAGTTTCTGAGTCTGTGCGGTAGTCATTAAAAAGTTTAGAGTAAACTCACTAGGACGCGAGGCCCTGCGTCTTTGTTTTGCAGGGCCAGCATCTGTAGCTGAGCGTATAACATTAATTCCAACCGATTCAGTAAAGCCTTTTTGAGGCACTTGCGGAAGCGATGCTGGCCATGCTACTATTGGCATATATTATCTCCTTGCCAGTAATGGTGTTGTACCATAATTGGCTGTCATTGCTTGTTGAGTATTTGAACCTACACGATTTAATTCGCCTGCAACCATATCGCCAACCATTACTTCTATACGACGATTTCCACGTGAATCCATAGTTTCTTTAGTAGTTGCTTTTTCAGTGCTGTAGTTGTTAATAACTACATCTACGTTGCTACCACTATTGCCGCCACGAACTCCTAGATTTCCTTGACTATCGCGCTTTAGGGGCATAATAGCTTCGGGACCTGCTTCGCCCATTAAACCTGTACCTTGTGCAAATTTAAATAGGGTAGGTTGATCAACAACTGAATTAGTAAACATTCCGCCTTTGGCGTATGTTTGCAGTCCAGTATCGTATGCTGCACCTTTTGCAGCAGGTACTACAGGTGTTGCAGTAAAAAATGTTGCAGCTGAAGTCATCATACCACTTAGTCCACCCATACCAGTGTATAATGCAGACATTTGCGCACGTAATTCAAATCTAATTAAATCCATCAACATTTGATCTACAAGACCTTTAAAGTCTAGTTTACCAGTTCTGGCAAATTCAGCTAACGCGTCGCCCATACTTTGGAAAGCACCATGTACAATGTTAGAATAACCAGTCATTTTACTAGCAAGCGCTTCAGTTTGATCAGCTGCAGCCAATTTTTGATTGTAAACAGCTTTAAAAGACTCGCTTTGTGCGTCTATAACTTTGGTCATTTCTTGTACTGATTTACGCTCATCAACTGCTGTCATTACACCATCGGACTCAATATCGCTTGCCTTATTTCGTAACACATCTCTAGCTTCCTTAGTTTTATCTATATCAATCTGTCCTTGATTAAATTCTCTAAGTGCGCTGGCCCTGTCTAAATCTGCTTTTTCTTTGGCGGCCGCTTCAGGCGTAACTAAATTAAGTGCTTTTCTATAATTTAATTCGTCTTCTGCTTTACCGCTTTGAGCATCTGCTGTGGTTTTCTTAAACCCAGCTAATTTTTGTTCTAGCGCAAAGCGTGCTTCTATAAGTTTTAAAGCGTCTTGTAGGCCTTTGTTATCTTTTTCTTTTTCTTGTCTCTGAGTAACTAGTGATAACTCTGTTCGTTTTAAAGCAATGCTTTGAGTGTTATCTCTAGTTTTATCTTGTTCAAGTTGTGCAATTTCATCTGTAATCTTTCTCAGTTCAAGTGCAAACTTGTTTTCTTGTTTTTTGTTTTCTAGGCTAGCGGTCGCAAGAACATTTTGTTCTGTTGAAAAACCAACTAGGTTAGTAAGTATACTTAGTCTAGATATATCTTGATCAATCAGTGCTTCATTAAATGCATTTAATTTACTTGCAACTTCAAATTCAGCTGTTTTAATTCTAAGTCTGTCTGATATAGGTTTGTTATCGTTTTCGACTTTTTGACGATCTCTAACTATGTCTAATAAGCCTTTCTGAAATTCAGCTTCTTTGTTGCCATCTTCAGTATTAAGTTTTTCAGCAATAGTAATAGCTGTAGTATACCCTTGTATTTCTTGTAACTGCTTATTTTTTAAAACTGTATTTTCTAAATCTATTTTTTCTTGTGTTCTTTGAGCACTGTTAAGTGTATCAATACTAGTTAAAATATCAAGTCCGGATTGCTGCTGTTGAAGAATATCGTTTCTAAGATTACGTTCTTTGTTTAGATCTTCTAATTTACCTAGGGCAGATGTTCGTCTGCCTTCAATAGTATTAGCTACGCCTTGTGCGGCGGTTGTTGTTCTGTTAGCTTCTTGTGCTGCAGTTTCTCTTTGAACTTTTATAAAACGCTGTTTTAAATTTGCATTTGCTAGCGGATCATCACTTGTAAGCATGCTGTTCAAATTATCAGTTTTTAGTTCGCCTTTGGCTACTTTCTCCATAGCTTGTTTAAAGATACCTGCTGCTCGTAATTCTGATTCTCTTGCTGATATTGCTACTGCAGGGTCGCCATCTTTTTGAGATTTAGCTAAGGCCATTACGGCATTACTTTCTTCAATTGTTGCAGTTAGTAGTGTATTACTTGTTATTAATTCAATATTAGATTGAATTAAGTTCATTTGAATCTTTATTTCATCCTGCTTTAGTCTAGTAGTTGCTTCTGCGGCACGTTGGCCTGTTAAAGCTCCTATACCTGCTTGCGCAATAATTACTGCAGCTTTTGCACTAGCCTGTCCTAAAGCGTCATATATAAGTTTTGAACCTTTGGCAAAAGAAGCATCAACACCTTGAACAAATAAATCTTTGGCTTTAGCAAAAACTTGGGTGTCTATACCAAGCTGTACTTTTTGTATAGTTTTCTTAGCAGTTTCAAGAGCCTCAATTTGTTGTGTTTTTTCTGCTTTTTCTTTAGCAATGGTTTTTGCTGAACCTTTTGGGCCCATACCAAATATAGACATACTGCCAGTAGCCCTGTTTTTTTCTTCAGTTCTTTTAGCAATTTCAGCGTCTATGTTAGCAAGTTGTAGTGAGTACGCGGAATACTCTTCTAATGTAGTCTTAAACTCTGCACGTATTGCAACAAATTGCGCTACAAATTCAGGCCCAAATTGTGCAATTTTCTTAGGAGTACTTGCTAAATCGTTAAAAGCAGCATTCATCCTCTCAATACTTTGATTTGTTATTTTATCCATGGCTACGGATAAATCTTCTAAAGAAGCCCCTATTTTAAATAAAGGATTATTAGAAGCTGAAGACTGAATAAATTCTTCATAAGCTTTTGTTACGTTTTCTGTAGCAGTTTTAAAACTTTGAAGATCATTACTGGCCTCTGCTAAATTAGCGGCAAGGGCTTTATTTGATTTTTGAAATTCGTCTTGTGCCTTAGTACTGTCTTTAAATCTTTCACCTACAGTTACAATATCTAAGCTCTTTACACCAATGGCTTTCTTAAAACTTTCTTCTGCTTGACTTCCCATACCTGCTGCACGAAATAGTTGCAGCTGTTGCTGTACTGTATCCGCAAGGTTTTTTGCTGATTTAGAATTAACATCTTTATTAAATATTCCAGCAATGACATTAGTAAAATCATCCCAACCACTACTCTGCAGTGCTTTTAATAAGTTTTTAGTAGCTTCAATTTGTGCTTCAATTGCATCAGTTGAGGTATTACTTGCATTTGAAAGTGCAAAAAATCCTTGAATTGAGGACGTAGCTATTCCAGGCTGTCTAGCAAGAGCTATTAAAGTTCTTTTTGAATTATCAACTGCTTCTGATGTAGATTGTATTGCTTTATTGAAACTGTCTGCTTCTTTTTCTGTTTTTGTAAGCCAGGAATCAAGTAAAACAAAAGATCCAATTACAGCAGCAATGCTTTGCCCCCATACTCCAAATGCTGAAACTAGCGAGCCAACTTTTTGTGCTACTATGCCAATTGTTCCGGCTGTACGAGTTAATCCTGCTTGAAGAGCTGTAATTTTTGGAGCTTCTTGTGTAATTGCAGACCCATCCTTATTAGTACCCGTTTGTACTACTAGTGTTCCCGCCCTAGCTTTAGCGATCTCTTCGTTTAATTTTCTGTAGGCTGCTCTAGACCCATAAATTGCTTGAGTTTCTGCAGTTGTAACTCTTATAGTATCACTAGACAATTTGTTTAGTATACGTTTATTTATAATGTCATTAGAACCCGGTGTAGTCAGTCCTGATTCTGTTGATTTGATAAGAACTTCCGACGCAACGGAACCAGCATCTTTAGCACCAGAACGAATAGCTTTTAATTGAGTTACGTGTGCCTTAAGCCTAGCGGATTCTTCAGCATTTCGTTTAGCTAAATCATTAGCACGTCGATCTAA